GTGTTTTACACCTATCGGAGGTTGAAAAGTCTCCAACCTGCTATGCTGTGACTATGGGAAATCCACCGAAACCTGCTGAGCTGAAGATTCTTCAAGGCAATCCAGGCCAGCACAAGATTAAAGTGAACGATGCTATTGCTCCTTTGGAGTATGGCTATACAGAACCTTTGCGCCCTTTGGGTGTTGTAGGTAAACAGTTTTGGGATACTATCTTTGGGGCTGGGGAGTTGTGGATAAGTATTCGCACTGATACCCAACTTGTGCAGATGGTTTGTGAGCAGCTTGACCGCCGTGAGCGTTTGCGTGAGTTGTGGGAGCAAGCCCCGACTGACCGTGCTGTGGCTATGTCTTTGTTTGATGTTGAGAAGTCAATCATCTCGTCACTAAGTTTGCTTGGGTTCACGCCTGCTGACCGTACCCGCCTGGGTTTGGTGTCGGCTAAGACTAAGAGCAAGTTAGAAGAGTTGTTGGCTAAGAAGGCTAACCGTGATTGATAGCTGGCCACCAGCACACCTTACGCCGATAGACCCAAAGTTTATTGAGCAGGGTGATGGTGAGTTTGCTGCAGACTTTTCGGAACTGTTTGGTTCGATTGGTAAGGATGGGATTGCTGGTCGGGCTGGTGAGGCTTTACGGTTACGTCCGTGGCAACGAGAGTTACTGAAACATCTTTACGCTCGTGATGCTGATGGTGGTTTGGTTGCACAGACGGCACTGATTGGGATGCCCCGTAAGAATGGCAAGTCAGCTTTATCTTCGGCAGCCATCGGCCTTTACTCGCTGTTGGCTGAAGGTATCAATGGTGGGGAAGTTATTGCGGTTGCTGCAGAAAAAGACCAGGCACGAATCGTTTTCGGTGAAGCAAAACGTATGGATGAGAACTCGGAACTGGCTGATTTGGTGCAAGTTTATAAGGACAGTATCTATGTGCCGTCTACTAACTCGGTGTTCAAGGTTGTGTCGGCTGAGGCTTACTCTAAGGAAGGTCTGAACCCGTCTCGTGTGATTATGGATGAGCTTCATGCGCACAAGAGTCGTGAATTGTTTGATGTGTTTTCTCTGGCGATGGGTAACCGTGGCAAGATAGGGCAGTTGGTTGCTATCACTACGGCGGGGGTAAAATCTGACAGCACAGGCTTTGACTCAGTTTGTTACTCTCTTTATAATTACGGCAAGAAAGTTGCTAGTGGAGAAATTGAAGATGCCAACTTTTTTATGGCTTGGTGGGAAGCTGCCCCTGATGCTGACCATCGTGACCCTGAGTCGTGGAAGATTGCGAACCCTGGCTTTGGTGACATTGTTTCTGAGGCTGACTTTGAGTCGGCTGTGCGCCGTACCCCTGAAGCAGAGTTCCGCACTAAGCGTTTGAACCAGTGGGTGTCGTCTCAAATCTCGTGGCTACCGACAGGCACTTGGGATGCTTTGGCTGAAGAGAACCTAGAGATTGACCCTGAGAAAGAATACATCCTCGGCTTTGACGGTTCGTTCAGCGGTGACTCTACTGTGGTTGTGGCTGTGTCTATCCCTGTGGAAGATGATGAACTGCCTGTAATACATTTGGTGAAAGCGTGGGAGAAACCTGCGGACGCTGACGACAACTGGCGGGTAGATATTCTTGATGCTGAAAACGCTATCCGAGACTTCTGTGCCCGTTACAAAGTGCGTGAAATAGACTGCGACCCTTTCCGTTGGCAACGCTCTATGGAAGTGTTAGCGGACGAAGGTTTACCGATTGTTGAATACCCGTCCACGTCTGCCCGCCGAATGGTAACCGCTTGTGCAAAGTTTTATGACGCTGTGCAAGAGAAACGACTCATCCATGACGGCAACCCGCTACTCGCAAGACACTTAGACAACGCTGTAATCAAGATGGACAATCTCGGCCCTCGTATCGTTAAAGAGAACAGAAATTCCAATCGAAGGATTGACGCTGCGGTTGCTGCGGTTATCGCATTTGACCGAGCAGTGAGTAGTAGAATGGAAGAGCAGATTATCCCAGAGTTTTTCTCTTTTTAGGCGGTCAAGATGGTAGCTACGATTCTCCAAATTGTCGGTGTCACAGTTATTGCTGTTGGTGCTGGCCTTATTTACCCACCATTAGGTGTTGTATTGGCTGGGGTTAGTTTAGTAATTTTTGGTTTGGCTATGGAGAGAAGTAAGTAATGCTTGGTCGTTTAAGTAATGGTAGCGAAGAAGAACGTGTGCTTTCTTTTCAAGCCATTTGGGGTTCGGGTGATTCGTTAGGTAACACTAGCGAAGCTGGCGTAACAATAAACGCTGACACTTCGTTTAACAATGTTGCGTTCTTCGCTGCAGTAAACCTAATCTCAGGAAGCATCTCTACCCTGCCTGTAGATTGTTTTGTGCGCCGTAACGGTAGCCGTGTTCCTGTAAGACCTAAGCCTGCTTGGGTAGACCGCCCAGACCTTGACCTTGTAACAGGTCAGGCTCACTGGCAACAAGTTTTGGTTTCGTTGCTGGTTTACGGTAACGCTTATGTTCGTGTGTTCCGTGACAAGAAAACTTTGGATGTTGTAAATCTGGTTGCTCTTGACCCGAACATTGTGACTGTTAGCCGTGGCCCTGATGGTCGCAAAATTTACACTTACTCTGGTGAACCTGACAAGGCTTTAACTTCTGATGATGTGTTGCACATTGTAGATGTTATGTTGCCTGGTGCTCTAAAAGGTAAGGGTCGTATTGACGCTCTTGCTGACAGTATCGGTTTGGGTATTGCGTTGCAGTCGTTCGCAGCTCGTTTCTTTGGTGGTGGCACACAGACCGCAGGTATCATTGAGTTCCCTGGCAACCTACAAAAGGAACAAGCGAAAGCATTGGTTGAAGGTTTTGATTCAGCTCACCGCGGTTTCCGTAAAGCACACCGCACAGGTATCCTGTCGGGTGGGGCAAAATGGGTTCGTACCACTACTGAGAACAACGCTAACCAGTTCTTAGAGTCTCGTGAGTTCTCTGTGTTGGATGTTGCTCGTGCGTTCCAAATCCCGCCACATATGTTGGGTGTTACTACTGGTTCTCAGGCTCGTGCATCTGTTGAGCAGTTGGCGATTGACTTTGTTACTAACGGTCTACGTCCACACATTGAAAAACTTGAACGTGCCTACTCAACCTTGCTACCAAATCAGGAGTTTATCAAGTTCAACATTGATGGTTTGATTCGTGCAGACTTCTCTACCCGTATGCAGGGTTACAGCATCGCCATTCAGGGTGGTTGGTTGAACATTAACGACATTCACCGTTTAGAGGACTTGCCACCTGTTGAGGGTGGAGATGTTTACCGTGTGCCTTTGGCTAACGTAGATTTGGCTGCAGCAGATTTGGTTGCACAAGAAAAGCAGACCGCTATGGCTACTAAACTTATTCAGGTTGGTTTTGACCCTGCCGAAGTATTGGCGGCGTTTGACTTGCCTGCTATGACTCACACAGGTATCCCGAACGTGCAGCTACAGCCGTTACAAAACCTTGACCCTAATGACCCTCTTGGGGCTTACGAGGCATAATGCCAATAACAACAACGCAGTTTACTCTTCTAGCAGGGGTTCGTCAGCAAATTGTGAGCCCTAGTTCTCAAAGCCAACACGTTTGTATTCACAACCACGAACACTCACAAAACAAAGAAGCTTTTATAGGTAATTCTTCAGTAACTGCAACCACAGGCATACACGCCGTGGCCACTCAAACATCAATGATTACAATAGGCCCTGGAGATGACTTGTGGGCTATCACAGATGATGCCAGCGTTAATATACATATTTTAGTGATAGGTCAAGACTAATGCCTTACTACATTACTGATGAAGGTCAAGACTGTTCTGGTTGGGCTACTGTTACTGAAGAAGGCACTGTTATTGGTTGTCACAAAACAAAACAGGATGCTATTGACCAAATGGTTGCTGTCAGTATTACTGAAGGCTTAGAACCTGGTGGCACTTATGAACCTAGAGCTGTTGATGGTGGCACTTATAACCCGCCTGCTGGTGTTCAGACGGCTGCTAAACGTGCGTTGAAATGGATTAGTGAAGGCTTGGCGGGTGACGGTTTTACTGCTGTTGGTCGTGCTCGCGCAGTTCAATTAGCGTCTGGTGGGTCAGTGTCAGCTGCGGTGGTAAACAAAATGATTTCGTATTTTGCTCGGCACGAAGTTGATAAAAAGGCTGAAGGTTTTTCTGCAGGGGAGAAGAACTTTCCGTCTCCTGGTCGTGTTGCTTGGGATGCTTGGGGTGGGGATGCTGGGCAAACTTGGGTGAATGGTTTGAGTTCTAGGGCTGATAACAAAATCCAGTTATCGGAGACTAGAATAGATAGTGGTAATTCTAATGATGAGGTTGTTGTGAATACAGACATTATAAAGACTGAGAACCGTTGGTTGTCTGTCGCTAACGGCTTGATTAGTCGCCTATCCCCTATACACGAAGCTCCTGTGAGCGAGGAACGTGGCAAGAAGATGGAAACTCGCATCAATCACTCTGAGGTTGAGTTCCGTGAGGTTGAAGATGGCAAGGGTATGACTTTTGAAGGTTACGCATCTGTTTTCAACAGCCCTAGCGAACCGATTGGTGGACAGTTCACTGAGTATGTTAAACCTGGTGCGTTTAAGCGTAGCCTTGATGCTCGTAACGATGTGAAACTACTTTGGAATCACGACACTGGTGAAGTGTTGGGTTCGACCCGCGCAGGCACTCTACGTTTGGTTGAAGACTCGCACGGCCTCAAAGCTGTTGCTGAATTGCCTAACACTCAGCGTGGTCGTGACACTGCCGAACTGTTACGCCGCGGTGACGTTGCGAACATGAGTTTTGGTTTTAGTGTTCCAAAGGGCGGAGACTCTTGGAGCGACAATGGTGGCACTCGTGAGCTGCACTCAGTACGTTTGCACGAAGTGAGTATAGTGGCCTATCCTGCGTATCTTTCTAGCACTGCTTCGGTTCGTGCTGTAGAGTTCAGTGCAGATGATTTGGCTGAAAGCTTGATGCTTTTGGAGAATGGTGAAGATTTGTCTGAAGAACAAGCACAAATGATTATGGATGTTGTTGGCAAACTTGTAAAGACGGACAGTATGGATGTTTCTACTGACCCTGCAGAGCCAATGGCTATGATTCCTTTGTCGGATGGTTTGGATATGCCTGAAGGTGATATGCCTGAAGCTGAAGATTCTGGTGAAGCGGATGGTAGTAAGATTTCAGTTGAGGTAGAAATAGAACTAAATGGTTCTAATTTGGATGTCAAGAAAAAGAATCTTGACCTATTGATGAAGAGGTTATAGTATGGCTACTAAGAACGAAATTGAAGCTGCTGTAAAGATTGTTGCCGATTTTGCGGGAAACCCTGAGAGTGGTATTATTGCAGAGCTGCTTAGAGACTTGAAGAAGTCTTCTGAAGTTTCGGTTGATGCTGTTGAAAAGCGTGTCACCGATATCAAGGAAACTCGTTAGTTTTTTCCCTTCTTCTAACGAGATGTGCCCCGTCAGGCTTTTCCCCCATTTTCCCTGACGGGGTTTTCCCTTTTTTTGGGGGTAGAATTGTTTGTATTGGTTGAGTGTCAGCACCACCATAGTCTGTTCAGTGTTAGCACGAATAGATGACTAATTTATTCGCTATTTATGAAAGGACATATTATGTCTGAAATTCTAAAGTCAGCGGTTGAAGAGCGTCAGAAGCTATGGCACGAAGCAAAGGCCGTCATTGACGGTGCTGAAGCTGAGGGTCGTTCGCTTTCAGGTGAGGAAGAGTCAAAGTACCAGACCCTTTCTGCTGAGCTCGACAAGCGTGCAGCATTTATTGAAGAGTACAAAAAGACTGCAGAGCGTGAAGCTCGTGCAGCTGAGGCCGCTGAAGGCTTCCTAGCACCTGTAACCCAGGCTGCTGCGAAGAGCGATGCAGACCACATCCGTGCTCTAGCCCGTGGAGAAGTTCGCTCGTTTGAGTTCGGCAACGAACAGCGCGCCATGTCTCCATCAACTACTGGTGCTCCAATCCCGACCAGTTTCTACAACCAGATTATCGAAATTGCTAAGTTCGCAGGCCCAATGCTTACGACCTCAACAATGCTTCGCACTGCAAGTGGAGAAAACCTACAGATTCCATCACAGGCAACCTACTCAGCAGGAACTATTGCTCCTGCAGGTTCTGTTCTTGGAACAAGCGAACCAACCTTCAACGCTTTCACCACTCTTGGTGCATGGAAGTATGGTGGACTAATCACTGTAGCTCGCGAACTAATCGAAGACAGCGGAGTAGACCTAATCGGTTTCCTTTCTGACCAGATTGGTGTTGGCCTCGGTTCTTCGGTAAACGCAGGTCTAACCCTCGGTACTGGAACTGTTCAGCCTAACGGTATCGTAAACGGTGCTGGTTCGGCTACCACTGGTGGCACTGGTGTTTCTGGTGCTTTCACTGCAGACAACCTAATTGACCTTGTATACAGCCTAAACACTGTTGCTCGCAAGCGTCCAGGTGCTGGTTTCCAGATGAACGCTCAGGGTATCGCTAACGCTCGTAAGCTAAAAGACACTGCTGGAAACTACGTTTTCAGCCCAGCTCTTTCGGCTGACAAGAACGACCTACTTCTTGGTTACTCAATCTATGAGAACCCAGACATGGCTTCGCCTGCTACTGGTGCAAAGTCGGTTATCTTCGGTGACCTCGGTTCGTACTATGTTCGTGAAGTTGGTGGAATCCGCCTAGACCGTTCAGACGACTATGCTTTCGCTAACGACCAGGTAACCTTCCGTTACACCTGGCGTGGAGACGGTGCACTTGTGCAGTCGTCACACGTTAAGTACTTCAAGGGTGGCGCAAGCTAAATCCCCTGAACACACTGTAGACCCCCTGAGTTGCGTAGGACTTGGGGGGTTTACTTTTGCCTAATTTTTGTGTAATGTGTTTGGTATACAAAAGAAAGGTTAGACAAATGGGTAAAGGCACGATTTCGTGGTTCAGTAACTCTCCTGATGCGCCTACAGGTTATGGGATGCAAACTCAGCAAGTTGTCAAGCGGCTGCTGAAAGACAAATATGATGTAGCTATTCTTAGCAACTATGGTCATGAGGGTGTGATTAGTTCTTGGGATGATGGGGCAGGCCATGAGGCGCGAGTGTATCCTCGTGGGGCTGAAACTTATTCGCAAGACATTACTCCTCTAAACCACACTCATTGGGCTTCGGA